AATGACAGCAGGAATGTTATAATTCTTACCTTCTATAGCACCTGATAAACCCAGTTTTGATAATTGGGTCAAATCACTATTTGAAATTATATTTAATCTGGCGCAGCGAGGAGTTGGAATATTCAGAGGGTAATCGCCATTTTTTGAAATGTATTCACTCCAATCTATTGGAGACTTAATTTCAAAACCATTTGCTTTTAAGGCATCTTGTATATTGTTTACGCTATTGCCTTGGAGATTGAGATTTGATACATCAAGGTTAGTAACTTCCATATCATGCTCATGTTTCTTGCCACTTGAATCACGATATGACATTACCTTATCATCTGCATCAGTTGTAATTTCAGTTCTCCCTTCGGGGTCTTCAATATGCTTAAATTCTGTTGGGATAGTTTCAGACTTGGCATTATGAATATAGTGACCACCATCATTATAAGTAGCAGAAAGAACCCTTCCATCTACATCTTTCTCTACTGCAAGATATTCAGGATTCTCCTGCAAAGAGAAAACGTCAAGAAGTTCTTTGAGGTTGGTGTCTATTGTGTCTACCTTTTCCTGCAATGATGTAATATCTGATTGAATCTGAGAGATAACTCGCTTCAAGGCATTGACAGCATGTATTTCACCAATGATTTCACCGTCTCTTCTAAGACCAAGTACTACTTTATCGTCAGTAGTAACCCATGCAGCAAAGTATTCCTCGTTCTGAATGACGTGATACATTTCATTGAGAGGATAATATGGCTTGCCAGTTGCTCTGTAGAAACCAAGCAGAACCTTATCATCTGAATCCACTATAGCTTTGAGGAACTCTTCGTTCTCAATTATTCTAAAGCACTCTTTTACTTCATTTTCGATGAGTGATTTGCCTTCCTCTTTGTCTACCTTTGTGTCTTGAAGATTCTTGATGTCTTCTCCTAACTTAGTGCTAACACTATTGAGGTTTGCAAGGATGCTTGTCAGAGTCTGAGTATTATCAATGTTAGAAAAGAAGTCCTTCAACTCCTTCAATGTGTCAATAGTACTTGTAGTATCATCATCACCCAAGATAGCGGTAATCTTATCTGCCAAGAGATTTACTTGGAACTGCAATCTGTCTTCTACTGCACTTGTTTTGCCAAATACTGGAGTACCATCCCACTGAAAACCGAAGAGAAGTTTGTCTTCTGAATCCACCCTGGCAAAGATGAACTCTTCGTTCTGAATATAGCGGAAAGGAGTTTCTACTACCATTCCTTCCTCATCCTTGATAGCTGTCTTGTCTACGACCTCATCTACTGCACTTTGGATATTGACTGCGGTTAGTTTTGACTTCTCATTATCGTAAGTAACTGCTGTAGCCTGACTTGCACCACCAGTAGCAGCTATAGACTTGATGGTTTTTTCCATCTGGGTACTGCGAGTCTGCAACAATGAAATGTTTTCATCGTTGGCGGTGATTTGCTGCTGTTTATCGTCAATCTGCGATTGCTTATCATCTAGCTGTCTCTGATGGTCTTTCAGTGTATCATCTACGTTCTGAATGGTTTCTACCAAATCCTTAGGAAGACCAGTAGCTGCATTAATAGTCTGACGAAGCTCTGGGTCTAACTTCTCTACACCGATGGTGTTGTCTTTCAACTTGTCTTTGGTGATGGAGTTCTCTGCCAACTTCTCATTGGTGATACTTCCATCCTCCAGTTTCTCGTTGCTGACAGAACCATCTTGGAGATTGGTGTTACCAACAGAACCAGCAGCCATTTTTTCGTTGGTGATAGCACCATCCTTGATTTGCTGAGTTGTTAACTCATCGGTGACATTGACCTTCTTGTCGAGCGATTCCTTTACGGATTCTCCCGATTCCTCGTCTTTGACGTACTTAGAATATGTCAGAGTCTCGTCTTTGCGCCCACTGATGAGGATGCTGTTGTATTTTTTCTTTTCTGCCATATTATTCTTTTAGTTTAATTTGATATTCGTTATCGTCACCAGCTACAAGTTCGTCTGACCAATAGTAGTAGAGGTCACCTAGCTTTGTGGTGTTCATGGATGCCTCGAAACCGCATTGGTTGAATACAAGTGGCTGGCGGCTTGCAAACCAGATGTATGGTTTCTCTTCCGTGGTTGTGATGGTAAGAGTCTGACCGACAAGAGTGCCTTCCATAAGCGTAAGGTCTTCCATATTCAACTCACTCATATTCTTGGCTGATGATGCGCCATAATAGCTTGCCTTGACGGTTCCACTTGCTGTGATGGTGACATATCCTGATACGGCTGGTATGAAGACCTTGTGGGTGTTGCTGTTGTAATATTCATCAGTAACGTCCTTTCCGTCCATGATAACCTTTACCTGACCGATACTGAAACCTTCTATAGGCATGAACTGAGCTTCCAGTTTCTTTCCGTTGCTGATAGTTCCGTTAATCACATAATTCTCTTGATTCTCCACCATTTGAGTTTCGCCATTGATGGTATAGCTGAACTTAGCGTTATCAACGATGAAAGAAATAGGGCAAGTAGACTGATTTTCGGTCACGATGTAGTAGCGAAGGTTGAATAAGCCAGTATGTTCTCCTTCCGTGATGCCGATAGGAACATTACTCATAGAGTTGTGTTCTACGATTCTCAGAAGGTTGCGCTCGATGCTGACCATTTCGCTGCCCTCATACTTCCATGATACCCTGACGTTGTAGTTGCCATAATCAAGAGTGGAAGGAATGTCGCATATCAGTACGTTGCCTTGGATTCCTGCTACTTGTACTGGAACAGAAATTGTATTGCAGAAACAGCCTGATAACTCAACTCTGATGTCGGTAGCCAGATTCATATCGAAGTCAACGAGTCGCTGGAACTCTTTCGATACGTCCATCTTCCGCACCAAGATGTGGAGTTTGAAGCTGTTTCCTTGTACTATTTTATAAATCATATTTGGTACACATTATTAATAATAGGCAAAGATAGGCAGAATTTTCTCCACCTATCTTTTATCCGTTTATTTAGGGCAGAAAAATTTTAGATTAAGCCCTTCCAGCGGAGGAATTTGCGCTTGCGGCTGCGCTTTCCCTTCTCACTCTTGCAGTTGGTATGATAGACACAATCCTTGAAGAGGTCTCTGACCTTCATGTCGTTATCTACCAGTTTGGTCTTCTTGAATGCCTCGAAGAGCGAGCGGTTCATAATCATGAGGTTGCCCTTATGCGTAGGAAGGACATAGAAGATTTCACCATTGTTCTTCTTGGATGCATAGTCTGCCTTAGCCGTAGCTTGGCGGTACATGATTTCGTACTTGATGCGCTTGAAAATCTTTGTTACTTTCATAATCGTAATTATTAATTGTTTGAAACTATATGATGGTTGCTGCCGAAACAGAAACCTTTCTTCTCATTACTCTTGCCTGAATGGAAATCATCTTAGGCATTTCCATTTCGTTGAAACAGATGTGGAGTCCGATGGCTCTGGTCATGAGTAAATCATCGTGCTTTCCGTCGATGGCTCCGTATGCTCCGTTCTTCTTACGCTCGTAGGTAAGGAACTCGTTAAGGCATCGCTGGTCTCGTTCAACGTATAGATGTTCTCTGACTACCTGAACCAGTACAGAGATAACCATCGGCTTGGTTGCTACATTGGTATGGAATCCGTACTTACGTGGAAGACCTTCCTTGATGTCTGCTTCGCTCTGCTTTCGAGCATAGAGATTATCGTACTCATCCTTGATTTGATTCAGGATGAACTCAGACTGGTCACCACCTTCCAAGATGTGCTCCTTGTCTTTCGTCTCCAAGGTGTTGGATTCAATCACCAGCAGGGCATTGTCGTAGTACTTGGCTATCTGGGCAGCCTTCCATGCCAGCAAGTCCATATCTATGTGTCCGTACCATTGGGCTACCACGTATGGTTTTCCACCTTCCATCATCCAATAGCGGTCGAAGACACAGATAACAGACCAGTCTGCCTTGCTACCTCTACCACCAATATCCACAACAACCAGATAGCGGTTGGTTACCTTGCAATCGTCAAAGTACTCAGGCTTGCTCCATATCCATAACTGCCCAGTCTTGTCTTCCGAGAACCGTACATTCTGTAGGCACTTCTTACCCTTGTAACCATCACCATAAACATCACCGATGAACTTAGGTGCTCGGCAACCTTTCGTGAACTGGTCAACCTTCTCTTCTGCAAATACCTTGGCTCCTGAGTGTTTGAAGGCCTCTACTGGGTCAGAAGGGAATCCGCTAGCCATATCTCCGTGGTCAGTGAACTTCTTGCGCTCCACGATATACCAGTTGAGTGCTTCCAAAGGTGCTCCCATCTGCCACAACTTCCAAAGATAAGTTACTGGCTCCTCACGATTCGACATCGTGTTGGTGTTGTTTCTATTTTCGTATAGCCATTTGGCGAACTCCTCTTTCTGTTTCTTGCTCTCGAAGTCAAGATGGTAGAGGTCGTAAATCTCAAACCAAGGAACGAAGAATGGCTCAAATACAGATTCACCTTTCTCTGCTGCCAGCCACTCCTGATGGAAGAAGTTTCCAGTACCATTGGCGGTTGATTCATATACTATCATGGTGTATGGTCTGTAGAGCACACCATTGGTTGCATTCTGAACAACTTCCTCTGGAGACTTACCTTCTGTTTTCTCCCACAACCCAACTTCTGAGCAATGAATGAGCGTGTAATCTTCACCATTTACAGATGTAGGTTTTTGCATGGAACCCACCTTGATTTTGCAAAATCGCTGAGGAACCTTCTTCACGTTACCTGATGAACCGAAACCTACAAACTTAGGCTCGTTCTCAGAATAAGCTTCTCCCATTTCATGAAGGAACTTTACTGGGAACATCTTCAATGCCTCATCGAACATACCTCGGATGGTTTCTGCTGTGTCCTTAACCTGAGCGATAATAAGCGAGTTGAGACCTTTCTGCCACATGAGCTGTAACCAAAGGAAGTACATCTGGATAACCGTAGAACCTCCCCATTGTCTTGCTTTCAGCAGGATGAGACGGATAGGGCGATTCTTCTTTCTGCGCTCTTCCAACCATCTGAGCAATCTTCTTTGTGGTCTTCTTAGTTTGAATAAGAAAGGAACACCACTACTTTTTGGTTTTATATAGATGAATGCAGCAAAGAAGAAGAAAGGGTCGTGTTTCATCCTGATGCGAGTAAACTGCTCCACCAGTTGTTCTATTTCCTCTTCTAGATTGTATGGTTCCTCTATATCCTTGTGCAGTTCCTCGATTACCGCCTTGCAGCTACCAAACTCAATGAGCATCTTGACGAGCGAAATCTTCTTCATCGAAACTGGAAGCTGCTGTCTCTGAATCGGGAAATCAGGAAGGAAGAGCAGGAATCGCTTATCTCCACAACCTTCACCCTTGATAGGATTGAATGGTGTGTTGATTTCCTTGATGCGTTTTTCGTTCTCCTTCAGGATGCCCAATACGTGTTTATCGAGTGCATCAGTCAGTTTGGCGGTTACTTGTCTTGGCATAGCGGTGCATTTAGATAACCCCACAACAGACCAAGTACATAGCAATAGATGTGGACTCCAACTGCCATGCAAGGGAAGAAGATTCCAATACAGATATATAGGAGAATGGTGAGATTGTATCTTACCTTATTCTCCACGTAGGGGGCGATAAAGCCCATGTAAGCATAGATAAATCCGCTTAGACCGATGATTGGAACGGATGAGGTGAATGGATAGCTGATGGCTATGAGATAGAATGCCACCAAGTGACCGATGCCGCAAGGGATGGCTCGGTAGCATTGATGGAAAACATAAAGGTTGATGGCAGCATGAAAGATATTCTGATGAAAGAAAGGGTAGCTTAGTCGGTTCTGAATAGAACAATCGTCAAAGAGACCCATGCCATCATATCCAAGAAAAGTGATACACATTATTATAATGTATCCAGCATAAAGCGCAATCTTCTCTTTCGTCTCTCGTAGCATCTTTGCTTCTCCTCCTTTCTCACCCTGCTAAGAATTACGTGTATGCTTTGAGGAGTCAAATAGAAACTGGGTGCTTTTTCAGCACATACACGTTTGATAATATCCATATTACTGAGATATGGCTCATTACTCTTATGAATCTGGAATCGTCTGAAAATCTCCTGATACATTTCCTTTCGGGTAGGTATCATATTATCAAGAGGTTTTCCTTTCAGTAAGTCTAATATGACTATATAAGCACGGTCTTCTGAAACCCAAAATCTTCTGCTCGGAGATTGGGCTAGCTTTTCCTCAATCTCTGAGAGTCTGATATTGTCTCTTACATTAATAATTTCTTTGTAAGCCCTCAATAAATCAGCATCACGTTCCTCTATAAAATAGCATCGTGAATCCTTATATTTCATATCTGACACTGCAAATATACAAAAAAGTATTGAATTAGTCGCATCCGATTAGACTAAATTAACGGATAAAAGATGAAAATCGGGAAAAAGCATTAATTTTGGGCATTGATTTATAAATTTACACATATATATGGACGAAAATACAAATATTGAGCAGAATGCTGGTGCTGCAAAACAGCAAGACACCAAGACCAAGAGAGACTTGGCTTTGGAGCGTTTGAAGACCCGCCATCCTAATACTGAGTATGCGGATGATGAGTCTATCTATGGAGCCATCAATGATGATTATGATGCCGACCAGAAGGCTTTGCAGGGTTACAAGGATAACGAAAAGGCGATGGGCGATTGGCTGGGTAGTGACCCTGAGGCGGCTACCTTCCTGCAAGCGATGAAGGCTGGCAAGAGTCCTTACGCTGAGTTGATTCGTACCCATGGTGAGGATGCCATTGACTACTATTCAGACCCTGACAATGCGGATGAGATTGCATCGGCTCAGTCGGAGTTCTTGCAGAATGCTGCCAACGGCAAGAAATTGCAGGAGGAGTATGACAAGAACATGCCTTCCAGCTATGAGGTGTTCGACAAGTTGGAAGAAAAGTATGGCGAGGAAGCTGTGAACGATGCCATCGACCAGTGCTTTCAGACTATGCGCAATGTGGTGACTGGCAAGTTTACCGAGGAAATGATTACTGCTTTCATCAAGGCAAAGAACCATGATACTGATGTGGCTGATGCTGCCCATGAAGGTGAGGTTCGTGGCAAGAACAGCAAGCACGTCAAGAACCTTGAACTGAGAAAGAAGGGCGATGGTACTGCTGACCTTGATTCTGCCAATGCAGAAACCAAGCAGACAGATAACCAGCCTGACCTTGGTGCTGTTGGCAGGGTATCACGAAGGGGTAACGTCTGGGAGCGTGGCAACGAGAAGAGAACACACATTCGATAATTCGACAAGGTGAAAAGATAATATATAATGTTTAATTAATATTCAGAATAACAATGAAGAAAAGTACATTTAATCGGCTGTTTTCCATCTTTATTATGGTAATGGCAGTTATTTTTGGAGTGAATGGTCAGGTTATCATGGCTGAGGCGGCAAATCTGCCTGATGGCGGTAGCACCGAGAGTGGTTCTGCTGCTGAGGCTGGTGGTGCTCCTGCTGCTGGTGAGGCTGGCAATGGTGGTGCTGGACGTCAGAGTGAAGGTATTGCGAGCGAGACTCAGGGACGTGAGCATTTTAACGAGAATGGCACGGAGTATTACCTGAACGACATTGATGAGAAGATTACCAAGATACGCCCGATGGCTACTCCAGTTGACCAGATTTCACGCTATGCGACAACCAAGCCTGCCAACTCGTTTGTTGTTGAGTATTGGAGTATCGGTACACGCCCTATCAAGACAACCGTGAAGGAAGCAACGGTGGAGAGTACTGGTACATCTATGGTATTGAAGGTAGAAGACCCTACCATGTTTACGCTGGATGATACCATCCGAGTGGTAGGTGTGAAGGCTATTACCAACTATAAGGGTGTTGCATATTCTACCATTACTGATGCTCCTACTCCTGATTTGGAACTCTGCGTTTGCGGTAAGAACACAGAAGGTTATCCGATTGTGTATGCTGTAAATGGTAAGTTGGTCAATAAGCAGGCTATCGGTATTCCTGCCTTGCAGAAGGGGCAGAAACTTATCCGCATGGCAAAGAGTTGTGGCGAAATGGACGTTCAGACGGGTCGTTTCAACAACCTTCCTTCTAATGAGGTTCAGTATTGTCAGAACTTCATGATTCAGGTCGAGCAGACCACCTTCGATAAGATTGCTGCTAAGCGAGTGGATTGGGATTTCTCAGACATTGAGGAGGATAGCATCTATGATATGCGTCTTGCTATGGAGGGTACTTATCTCTTCGGTGATATGGCTTGCATCAAGCACGAAATCAAGGATGGTTCTGCCCAGTGGTTTACCAAGGGTATCTGGTGGATGGCTGGTAAGGATATTGAGGTAGGTCATGTTGCTACTGCTGACGATATTAAGAAGGGATATAACAAGAATGAGCGAGTAATTACCGACTTGGAGTTGGTTGACATTTCTAAGGATTTGTTTGTTGGTACTGGTATCGGCAACAAGCGCAAGGTAATTATCGCAGGTTCTGACTTCGTGAGCGCATTCAGTAAGATTGATTCTGACAAGTTCCGCTTGAAGGACACCGTTGATATTTGGAAGTTGAAGTTCAAGAGTTGGGAGACCGACTTCGGTGAGGTGCTGATGATTCACTCAGAGTTGTTCGACCTCTTCGGTATGAGTGACTGCGGCTTTGCCCTTGACCCTGAGTTCTTGGTTAAGCGAGTACACTTGTCTTGGACACGAAACGTTCTCGACTTGAAGGCGGCTGGCATCCGTAACACCGATGCAGTAGTTATTCAGGAGGTAGCTTGTCTGTACTTGAAGTACCCTAAGGCACATGCTCGTATGCGCCTTGCTGCGGTTCCTGCTACAGATGACACTTCTGATACCGAGGAAACCAAGGCTACTGTCTAACAGCAAGCAGAATTGCAAATTATTCATTAAATAGTGAGGGGTGTGGGCACTAGCCCCATCCCTTTTTTAGTAACACATATATATAATAAGGTATAATCATGTTTAATAAATATCAAGCAGGTACAGATTTGGCATTCAGCGTTATGGTAGGTGACGAGCGGATGCGCATTATCTTTGAGGGCAAGAGTGTTGGTTGTAGCGTCTATATGACAAGAGACCCAAAGGTACAGAAGGCTATCGAGTCTCATTATTGGTTCAACGACAAGTTCTTCTTGGTGGAGAGTATTGACGAGAAGAAGGAAGCTGCGGAAGCCAAGAAGAAGGCTGCTGCCAAGGCAAAGAAGAAAGTGGCTGACGAGAAGAAGACCCACGTAGTGACAGATGTTGAGGATGCCAAGGACTATCTAGCTGAGACCTATGGTGTGAGCCGTTCCAAGATGAAGACCAAGGAAGACATCTTGGCGATTGCTAAAGAAAAGGGTGTTGAACTAGAAGGACTGGAGTAATGGTAGAATATGCTGTATCTGATTTAGTGAAAGAGGTGAAGGTGCTCTTGGATAGAAACCAAGAGTCTGCTGGCTTGCTGGCTCCTAGCGATTCTGATACACTCTCGCAAGCAGAACTTATTGAGAGCAAAATCGTAGATGCAGCAAGAATCATTCTTTCGGATGCTCCTGAGGATATGGTGGAAGGTGCTTCGTGTACGAATGCTGTAACGTGGACGGATAGCAACGGCTATTACGTGGGTAAGATGGTTTTGCCTACCGATATGCTGAGAATCCTTTCTGTGAAAGCAGAAGGCTGGAACCGTCCTGCCGAAATCATTTCAGAGAGTGATGATGCCTACAAGTATCAGAACTGCAAATATGGTGTCAGGGGAAATCCTGAGCGACCGATTGCGGCTATCGTGCATACGGCTAACGGCAAGAGTATTGAACTATATACTAGTAAAAAGCAGGATGCTACATTGGCATTCATCTACGTTCAGGTTCCATCTATCACTACCGAACAGAAAATCAGTCTGCCTTCCGTCCTGAAAGATGCCATCTTATACATGGCTGGCTATCTCACTTGTATCAGCCTTGGCGATACTGATACTGCAAGCGGATTCCTTGGAGTGGCTAGAAAACTGGCACATATTGTTGAACCTACAGAAACATCATAAACTATGGCGAAGAAGAAAGAAGAAACCAAACTGCTATCGTTGAGCAGGGTGCTTGACAAGGAAGAACTGGATAGCGTGAAGGCATCCAAGAACCGATTTGACAAGCCATACGAGCGTGCCTTCTCTATCTTGCTGGAGGCTCAGCGATATTACAACAACATGGATAACTTCCGAAAGCGAAGACAGAGAAACAAGCGATATTGCTATGGAGACCAGTGGGGAGATACCATTGAGTTCAAAAGCAAGTGTGGCTTTAAAAAGCGTATCAAGGAGGAAGACTATATCCGTGAGCAGGGTAGCGAACCATTGAAGAACAACCTTATCAGAAGATTGGTGAAGAATGTACTGGGTGTGTACCGCTCACAGAGCAAGGAACCTACGTGCAATGCAAGAGATAAGGATGAGAAACGATATGGTGAGACCATGAGTGTGGTACTGCAATGTAACCGACAACTGAACCGAGAGACGGAACTGGATGCCCGAACCATGGAAGAGTTCCTGATAAGCGGTGCTGCTATCTATAAGAAAAAGTATGGATGGCGAAGAGGTAGGCTGGATTGCTGGACAGACTACGTGAACCCGAACAATTTCTTCATAGACAACAATATGAGGGATTTCCGTGGTTGGGACGTGAGTTGCTTGGGTGAGGTGCATGATATTACCATTGGTAATGTTCTGAGAGAGTTTGCCAAGTCTCCTGCTGAGGCTCGTAAGTTGAAGGAGATATACCGGTTGGCGGCTAACAGAGATTTCGTGATTGCTGACTGCACTCAGCGATTCGGTGAGTTCGACCCTAAGACTATTGACTTTATGAATCCTGCCAACCCTTCGCTCTGTCGAGTGATTGAGGTTTGGCGAAAGGAGAGTAAGCCAAGGTACCGATGTCACGACTACAACAATGGCGATGATTTCAAGATTGATATTGAGGATAAGGCTGATATTGTAGATGCAGAGAACAAAGACAGAATCAGGCGAGGTATGGCTGCTGGTATGCTGGAAGAGGATATTCCTCTGATTGATGCCGAGTGGTTTATGGATGATTACTGGCATTTCTACTACCTTTCTCCTTTCGGTGATATTCTGAGAGAAGGCGAGACCCCTTATGCTCATGGTGAGCATCCATACTGCTTCAAGTTCTATCCATTCATTGATGGTGAGATTCACAGCTTCGTGGAAGATGTGATTGACCAGCAGAGATACGTGAACCGACTTATCACGATGTATGACTTCATCATGAGGGCGAGTGCCAAGGGTGTACTGCTCTGCCCTGAGGATTGTCTGCCTAATGATATGAGTTGGGATGATTTCTGCGATGAGTGGAGTAGATTCAATGGCGTGGTGAGATACAAGCCAAACAAGAGCGGTCAGGTTCCTCAGCAAGTAGCGAACAACTCTACGAACATCGGTATCGGTGATTTGCTCAGCTATCAGTTGAAGTTCTTCGAGGATATATCGGGAGTGAACGGAGCCTTGCAAGGTAAACCAGGAGTATCAGGTACGAGCGGTTCGCTTTATGCCCAGCAGACACAGAATGCTACCATGTCTCTGCTTGATATTTTGGAGACTTTCAGCCAGTTTATCATTGATGGAGCATACAAGACCGTAAAGAATATGCAGCAGTACTATGACGTGGCTCGTAACTTTAATATCGTGGGTAGGGCAGGACAGATTGTACACTACGACCCTAAGAAGATACGAGACGTTGAGTTTGACATCAACATCACGGAAAGTACGGCTACTCCAGTATACAGACAGATGGCGAATGAGTTCCTTATGACCTTGTGGCAGAATCAGGCTATTACGCTGGAGCAGTTGCTGCAAGTTGGTGACTTCCCATTTGGCGAGGAGTTGCTGCAATCGGTTGCATCCAACCAGCAAGCCATTCAGAATGGTGAGACTCCACAAGGATTCTCTCCTCAGCTTCAAGCCCAAGTTGCTCAGGCATCACAGAGCAATCCGAAGGCTCAGGCGATGTTGCAGCAGATGATGAGCGGTCAGGGGGTTAGTCCTGACGGACAGAACCCACCATTGGCGGCATAATTAATAATGTATAATCAATAATTTATAATTATGATAGCAGACAAGGAGAATAATCAGAAATGGTATGGAAATGGGAAACCTGATGCCAGCCAAGGTGGCAACCCGAATGGTGGTGTTGCTTCAGAGACCCAAGGTAGGGAAAACAAGCCCGAACTTTACGAAAATGACGTTATCGGAAAGGTGGCGAAACGAAAGAAAAACGACATCTGGACGAGGGGTGGAGAGAAGAGAACTAAATTTAAGGACGAATAAAGAAAGGAGGTGTTTTTATCGTAACTGCATTTGTCTGACATTCAGATAGATACAGAAATATCTACGAGTTTATGGTGCTGCGTTTAAGATTTGCCTATCTTTGCAGCATCATAAACTTTTAAATTATATAGGTATGAATTTCGTAGAGTTTGTAGAAAAGTATCAGCAGGAAATGGCTCCTGAACAGATGTTGGCTATAGCTAAGGCAGTCGGCAAGTATCTCTCATGCAAGTTGAGCGATGTGGAGGAGCATCATCTTTGTGCGATGGTGTATGGTGTGTTGAGTGAAGAACATTTCGATAAGCACTTTGCCGATGATGCTATCAGTAAGATGTGGCATGAGGATGCGGACGGAACAAAGCATACGGCTCCTTTCTTCTCGGATGATGAGATAAGAGAAGCCTTTGACAAGCATCAGGATGATATTTCTGACTATACCATCCATGACTTAGCGGTAACTATGAATCTGATGAGAAGTGACCATCATGTGATGCTGGAGCGATATAGCAAAGATGCAGATGAGTTGAAGGAAATGGTGGTTTTGATGGCTATCGAGTATCTGCAAGACCCTGATTGCTTGCATCCTACGAGCAAAATATGGCACACAATAAACGGATAAAGTAACTAATTGGGAATCATTTCTTATCTTTGCATATTATTAATAATATATAAATATAAGATATGACTCCAAATGTACGTGAAGGATTGCAATATGGTGCAGCTATAGGAATGCTAGTGAGTGGTATTGTACTCACCTTCCTATCATTCTTTCTCAACAATTATGTGGTGTCTGATGGTGTGCTTTGGTATGTAAGTCAGACATTGGTTTACTCTGGAGCAATATTCGGGGTAAACGTTTATTTCAAGACAAAACTAGGCAACTTTGAGAGCAAGGTGAAGGATGAACTCGCAAGTATGCTGAAGCAAATGAAGGAGGGCAAGTAGTATGAAGGTAACAAGAGAACAGATTTTGGCGATTATGCCGAATGCGAAGAATAAGGTGGATGCGTTCCTACCTTATATCAATGGCTATGCTGAGGTGTTCCATATTGATACTCCTAAGCGAATGGCTCACTTTTTGGCTCAAATTGCACATGAAAGTGGTGAACTGAGATACACCAAGGAACTCGGCAACAAGGACTACTTCCACAGGTATGATGTGGGCAAGTTGAAGAACATGCTCGGCAACTTGAAGGATGGTGACGGCTACAAGTATCGTGGCAGGGGATTGATTCAGATTACTGGCAGAGCCAACTATCAGGCTTATCAGAACAGCAAGTATTGTACTGGTGACATCATGGAGAACCCTCAGTTGCTGGAGCTTCCGCTAGGAGCAACGAAGAGTGCTATGTGGTGGTGGTGGAAACATGACCTGAACAAACTGGCTGATAGTGATAGTTTCTTGGCTGTTACCAAGACAATCAATGGTGGAACCAACGGCTTGGAATCAAGACGAAAGTTCCTTACAAGAGCAAAGAAGGTCTTTAATGTTTAGCAGCCTATGAAAGTAAAATGGTACGATACTGATTTTTGGCAAGTAGCACTCTACGTGATTGGCATCTTGCTGGTGGCTTTTTTTCTGTCGGGATGCAAGACAAAATACGTCCCGATGGAAAAAGTTATATGTCGGGACGTAGTAAAACACGATACGCTGCATACCTCTGACAGCGTTTTTGTGCGTGATTCAATCTTCCTCAGACAGAAGGGAGATACTTGCTTTCTTGACCGATGGCATGAGAAGACCATCTATAAAAATGTGTATAAGGTGAAGGTGGATTCCTTCCTGAAAAGAGATTCCATCCCAGTGCCCTATCCAGTAGAGAAGGAGTTATCCAAATGGGAGCAGTTTCAGTTGAAATACGCTATCTGGTCATTTGGAGCACTCTGTGTCTTGTTAGTCGTTTTAGGTTATAAACTCTATAAAAAGATAAAGAATGGCAGATTCCACATTGACAATCAAGAAAAGTGACGTGTATGAGGAGGTAGCGAAGACTACTGCCTACATAGGCGCAAAGAATAAACTGGAGGATGGAAAGTCGGCATTTGACCAAGTATTTGTGACGGATGCAGACTTGACGATGATTGAGCGGTTCTTCAATGAATCGCTGGATGCGCTGAGAAACGTGCTGAAACGGTTTATCTCAGGAGGCTCAGGAGTAGACGGAACCATCACTTGGCAACTCGAAATGCCTAGCAGATTTGATGATAACCTACTCGAATCAATCAAGTCCTCTGCCAACTCATTCTTGGTGAACAGCATCATCGGGAAGTGGTGTGAGATTACCGCCAACGACAAGGTGAAGGAATATGCAGATAACGCTGCTGCATTATTGCTCGACATCAAGGATAAAGCGTTTTTCAAAAAGAAACCAACACGAACAAAAATTTCATAGTATGGCAAGAAAAGATTTAGCGATAACTTTGTATATGAGTGAACTCATTTATGACTTTCAGAACAAAGCATTCCTTACTGGGCGTAGCAGAAGGGCTGCTGATATGGATGCTGAGGCTGCCAGCAATATTCAGGCAAGTGATGATGATGAAGACAAGAATCAGGCATTGCGTAGTATTCAGAATGCGTATAGCCAACTGCTTGTGGAGTTAAGTGAATCGGTACGAACCGATAGCGGTACAACTGCATCTAACGAGTTAATTGATGGAAATACAAATATTACAATCAATCTCTCTCTTCCATCCAATTATCCGCTCGCCTTGAAGGATGCACTTACAAGTTCTATCCATGACTACATTATCAACAAGGCTTTGATGGATTGGTTCATCATTACCAATCCTAATGAGTCGAAGACTTATTCAGAATTGTCTGTTGTAGCCATCAAGAATCTGCATGAGACCTTCAATAGACGTGAGAGACCAAGCAGAACGGCTCCTAACGAATAAGGAAGGAGGTGAGTATGAAAGAATGCAGAACATGTAATCTTGGTTACAAGGTAATGATAGAGCTTCAGAAGAAGGAACTGGTGTTTGACATCAAGAATACGGCTGCTGCCTATGCGGATTCAATCTCCAGTTCTGTAGAGGATTCACACCTGATTCATAACATCTATGATGTAGGCGAGGATGGCAATCGGGATAAACTGGCAAGGATTCTTGACTCTGCGGTAGAAGACTGCAAGGAAATGCTTTTCCGATATACCAAGATGGAAATGCTTGGAGGTGGCTTTGATTCCAATGAGTGGGAAGAGTGCATAGGTTCCCCGACAAATGATGAGGATGCCTATTATCTAGCCATGAGAATGCCAAGTGGATTCTCGAAGACAAGTGTGCATACCATGACGGTATACATTCACGATTATATTGTGAACCAGTCTTTATATGAGTGGTTAATGATTGTTTATCCTGATGGTGCTGATAGGTTCTGGGCACTGGCTGAGGATAAGAAACAGAAGATTAAGGATGCTAGCAATCGCTCGGCTGGTAGAGCAAGAATCGCTTTGCATCCATTTTAAATGATTAGTCGTTTAAGGCTAAGATAAAGTAAGGGTAGCTATCCATCACGGACTGCTACCCTTTATTGTATTGAATGACAAAAGTTATATTATCTACTTTTATGTTCCACTAGACGTGGACTCCTGCTTGGTTGTTACTGAACCAGTAACAGCAGCATCAATATTTCCGCTTACTGATGCGCTGACAGAACCACTTACAACCGTCTTTATAGACTCAGGTAAAGTCTTGACATTAACATCTGTAGCAGCCAGCTTCAATCCGTTCTTCTGCTGGTCGGCATACTGGTTCTTATCCTGAGCGATAAAGTTGTTGATAGCCGTAGCTATATTGTAGAGCAGTTTATCGGTGTCGCTGCTGAGAGTATCAGAATCAACTGATGCGTACTTGTTGTTCTCAACGGTTGCTGATGTTGTCTCCTTCTCACGATACAGAACAGCCTGATTGATGAACTCCTGAGCAAACAAGAATGACTTGCTTACAAGTTGCTTAATCTTGGTGTTGTCTATATTGAGCGGATTCGTATATTTTTGTAGCATAGCCTGCAAGCAACTTGCGGCTACTTCTTCTCTAGGCTGTAGCGTAGCGATGGAGAAGATTTCCTCTTCTTTTCCGCTTTCCTCTGTTCCACCTGTCTCTGATGCGGTAGCTATTCCGTATCTAGGGAATGGGCGAGCATTTGATGTTCCATCGGAAGAAGTTTCTCTGACGAGTTTCGTGCCAGTTGTCTTTGTGATGGTGGATTCTGCAATATAGGCAACACCTACTTTAGTTTTATTCAGATTATAGAGATTTCCGTCTGAGTCGAAATAGAACAACTGGTATAAGTTGTTGTTGAATATCACATATCCCATGTACATATTTGTACCTAAAGGATAAATGTTGATACATGTGGATAGAACTATCTTGTCATCTATTTTCGTTCCCAAGGATGCACCTTGCTCAACCTTGTATTTATCGAAGTCGGTTAATGTATATTCTGCCATAATTATCTGAGTTTATTTTGTAATCTTGGTTGGAAATCTATAGATAATGCGCTGATAGATTCATTTTGGGCAAGGTTGCCCATAAGCGCAAGCCTGAAATATTTGTATGGAGAACCTACAAGGTTTCTGAGATACATATTTACAGAGGAACCAACGTAGTACCAATGAGTTAAATTGTTACTTCCGAACAGAACCATTCCACACTTTCCTGCCTGAACGCTGCTGATATATCCTCTTGTGATGCAATCAAACATGGTCTTATAGGCATCCTGACCAAGCGTTAAAGGACGGCTACAAAGGAAGAATGGCACATTCTCTGTTGGTTCCTTCACATACACATCGAGTATGTTTCCTGCTTTGTCTGTAGCGTATGACTCAGGATATATGTTTACTCGCTTATTGAAGACATTGTGCATGGTTCCCCACATATTGCTTTTCAAAGAGTAAACGTAAGCATAAGTATAATTCGGATTGAACACGATGATGCGGCTATCGTAATAGTCGTAAATCATGCCAGCTTCTTCGAGATACTTACGGAAACGGACATACTTCACATCTGACTCAGGGATATTACCTAGTGCAAGGAGTTTATTCGGATAGGTCTTATCCTTTGTTGAATGTGAATAAATGGATAGAAAATCGAAAGGATAATCATCCAGTACATCGGTAATGCACTCAGATTCTCGCCCTCGCTGCATCATGATGCCTCGCTCGGTAGGGAACAGAACGGCATCATCAATCTGCAAAATTCCCTTAGGGTTGGAGCAAATATCTCTATTTGCTGGCTGTCGGGCAATATAGGTTCCTTCTTCTCCCAGCATCAATACCCAAACACCTTCATCGGTAAAAGCGTAGAGTGGGGCATCACCAAACTGACCTTCGCTGATTGGTCGGGTATTTGCTGCCATTGCACTAACGATGGATGAGCCAACCTGAACACTATTCTTGGCAGGGAAGACAAGTGGGTTCTCAGCTTCACTTACTTTTATTATGTTTGGGCGCTGTGTGACATATTTCTGGCTCACGACATTACTTAAAGCAGCATTGTATTCTTCCTTGGTTATCTCTATGAAGTCACCAGTATCTATCGGTGTATTGTCCCAATAATATGAAGATGAAATTACCGTTCCATTTTGATTTCCAAAACTACCACCTTCAAAACCTCCTGCTCTTGTTGTTCCGCTAGATGAATCTTTTTTTAGGAGTTTGTGGCGGTATATTTGCATGAAAGCAGGAAGACCAGCATCATCGTGATAGAGGTACATGTAATCAGACAACTCTGATTTTTCCTCCTCTGTAGGTTCATCAACCCTTCCTCCAAATCCTTCATTTTCCAAAGAATTGGAAGATTGTCTATCAACTGCGGTAGGAGTAGTACGATTCTTACTAATGTTGATATAGTAAGACATTCCAAATGTTTCGGAAGGTTTCAGATTTATCCTCTTTGAGTAATATTTGTTATACTTCGGTAAGTGGAAATAGATAGTCATTGCCGTGGCAAGCGTACTAGGATATGCCAAGATAGGGCTGATAGGATATTGTAGTTTGCCCTTATGGTATATATCTCGCTTGATGCTATTTTCGCTGATGCTTACCTTGAAGACTGCATCACAAATATAATTGGTGGTAGCGGTACTGCTTGCTGCAACATCTACATACTCATTTAAGCATAGTTGTGTATTTGAAACTTTTCTCTTGGAGAAAATATCTGTATCGAAAGCATTATATATGGTATTCTTTACGTTTCCTATATGCAATCGGTTGTTGTATGTTATAGCACACTTTCCTCCAAAAGAGCCTCGCTTGAAGTCTGCCAAAGAAATACTTTCTTCTGTCTGTAAAACTCGTTTGAGTTGTATATCTGTACCTAGCTTTTCCTTGTTGATACTGGTACTAAGATATAAGGATTTGTTTTCAAACGACTGGTAAACATCTTCCTCTGACAGATATTGGAAGGCATCACAATTAACTCCTGATGCCATCTTGCTGTTCCAAAGAAAACATTTGTATCGTGAAATACCTCTTGTTCTTTTCTCTGTATCAATAAAAGATTCAGGCTGGGACAGGTAAACATCTACACCAAGAATGAGGTCTTCCAAACCTTTGGGTATATCCATGCTAACGTTGATGGTGTGGGTGTGAAGGCTTGTGCTTGTTCCTACAGATTTCTTTTCCTGATACCAGATGAACTTATTGAATGATGTTTCAGGTGCAAGAATGAATGGATTAGATATATTGATGTGTGAGGTTCCATCATATAACTTGATAGCCAATACTCCAAAAACCGTATATTTGAAGTATTCCTTGCCTTTTTCGTTTAGTCGTTTGTTGATAAGTGCATCGAATGCGTTGAATATGATAGATGCGCCTTTGAGAGAAGTATCTACGTTATTATTAAAGTGTCTGTTCGTCTCAAAAGCATTATCCCAATCATCGCCAAGGTTGGTTGATACATCACATTTCTCAGACTTAACATTGGTGATTGTTGCACTATAGCTAAGTGAAGAAATGTCGAAACTTGTGTAGTTGCTACCTTTCCAATATGCGTACATTGTCTTCTCGTCACCAATGAAACATAAGATATTGCCAACTGCTGTAACTGCATTGACGTGGAATCCGTTTAAGTCGATGGTGTTCTTGGTTCCGTCTCCATCTTTCTCCATCAAGTACCAAGTATCGTCTGATTTGCGGATGATGTAGTGGGAGTGAATTGTTTCATTATGTGTTACCTTATGCACCAGTTCGATGGTATCTCCTGCATCCAGCGTGATGTTCTGCTCGGCTACTACTGGCTGGTGAATAGGGTGGAGTGCCCCATCCTCGTTGATGAGGTTGAGGCAGGTTGCCAACTCCCCATCCTGACAATCGTAGTCGGATGGAGAGTGGGTAAGCCCTTTGAGTATTACTTCTTGTCTTGTTGCCATGTGCTCGAATTTAAGTTTGGTCGCATGATTTCGTAATAAGGTTCGCCTTTGGCTGACTTGCGTGGGATGCAAGTAAGGCGAACCATTCTGTTGAGAGGAAGGTTGTACTCATCAAGGATGGCGGTGATGGAAGGGTAGTCACTTCTGAAACCTACCTTCTTATACTTCTGATTGAATTGAAGCTGAGCGAAGGCGGTGTTGGCTTTACGAAGTTCTTCCCAGTCCTCACGCATGCAGAATCCGTATGTACCTCGGTCAGATAACCTGAACACGAAGATGGAATTGTCTGTTCGCTCCTTCTGCATGATGTGGTCGTAGATGCCCTTGGAGAGCGTGACCGAATTGACTCTTCCGTCCAGTACCACAAAATCGTTGCGGTGCCTGAAACCATTGACTTTATCTATTAAATACTTGAATTTCATGTTGCAAATATAATATGAAAAGTGATAAAATGGATATTATCCGTTAACTTTGTCTTTCCGCTTGGGTCTTCCCTTGCGGTTGCCATACTTGGTGATGATGGCAGATGCTCGCTCTGAGCGGTAACAGCCACATGATTTGGTTCGTCCGTCACGAAGAGCAGAACCTAGAACCGTACAACCTCTGCCACAATCACATTTGCATATCCAGAACGCACCATGCTGGTGGTTCTCTTTATCAGATTTTCGGCAGACGAGTAATCTGCCGAAACGCTGTCCAGTAAGGTCTATCAACTTTCCCATACTACTTCTCTGCCAGTTTCTTTGCCTCTTCAACTGATACTGGCTTTCCGCTAAGAGGAATGCGGAAGTCGAACTTTGAACGGAAACCATAATAGCCTACGAAATCGAAGCTCTGTTTCATACGCTCGTCTGTGGTGATGTACTTCTTGTAAGCCTTCACCTCCTTCTCTGAGCGGTAGATGGTAGAGTTGACGAAGTAGGAACTGGTTCCCTTGTTAGCGATTACTGCGATAAAGAACTGCTTACCAAGGAATTTTTCCTTGATACGCTGAATGATTGAGATTTTCTTTGTATTCATATATAAAATTTGATTAATTATTAAGAAGAATGCAGATAGGCTGCACTCTTAAAACTATTCGATTCCACAAGATACGATACCATCTTCTTTGTTGATACCTCGGAAGTGCTCGCATCGCTGGCAAGCAAGGCTACCTACATATAGTATTTCGTTGGTGTACTTGCCGTATATGCCGAATGGGCAGGGAGTGGTGTACTCGAAGTGCCCACCGACAAACTCATTGACGTTAAATTTTGGATATTTCATTGGTTACTTTAATATGTTTCGAGATTTTTGTAGTATTTTCTTATGACTGAAAATATGTTGCTTTTAGTTCTTCCGCATGATTTCGGCTCAGGGCAGAAACCTCTATATACACATTGAGGAACGCAAGCGGATGCAAGCAAAGGTTCGATATGTGCCAATTCATCAATAACAAAGTACCACACCTCTCTTGTCTCATTTGATGCCTTGTTGCAGAGTCTCAACTTCGAGATATTGATAATCTCCTGAGCGTTGAGGGATAGTTGCAAGTTGACCAAATCATCCTGACGCATATCGTGACGAGATACCTTGGAGCCAGTAATATCTGGTCTAGATGTGGAAACGAATGGCTGAGCATGAACATGGCGAACAAAGTGATTGCTCACCCAGTATGGTATGCCATACATCTTAATATCGAACTCCAATTCCCTGAGCGGTGAATGCTCGCTGAGAATCATCTGTTTCTTGAACTCATCGCTAGGCTCATGCCCCAGCGGTTCCTTACCTTGTGTGAACCGAGCAGCATCCACTACACGCTGCCAGTCCGTTACTCTTTTAATTTCTATTTTCATAAGCTATTTTACTTTCGTGAATAATATCCTATTATAAATCCTATAGCAGTCGTACAAGAAAAAAGAAAAATGTCAAATAACAATTCAGCCATAAGCTATTCCTCCTTTCCGTCCACATCATTATCTCCAAGAATATCTTTGATTTTCTTTTCGATGAACTCATCAGAAGCTAGTTTCTTAATAAGTTCATCTATATCAGGTAACTTTACATCAACTCCGTCATCTTGATTTTTGGAGGCAACATATTCCTTTAGTGCTTTTACCCAAGAACTATTTGCCATATCTGCCAATGAATCCTTTTGGCTTTCATAGGCTTTCTTCAACTCTCCGTTATCACGGAAATATCTGAGCACTTCCGTCAATGCAGCAACAAAGTTCTTGTCTTGCATTGGGTTGCTCTTTGCCTCTTCCAGTTTAATCATCAGGAAGAGTAATGATGAATGTAAATCTGTTTTGTTCATAATTAACCCTTTCTTCTACGATTCTTGATATGTAATGCTAAAGCGCAAAACGACAACAATAGCACTAATAATTGTCCTGCTTCCATATTACTTACTTTTAAGTTTTTCAATTCTTTTATCACAATTCTTTATCATTCGTTTGAAGAAATCTTTTCTCTTCTCCAAGACGAAGATTTGGTCGTACTTACCAACATAATAATCTCCAGACAAGAGGTCATTAATGTATATTCGTACTACTTCTTGCGACCAGTTATCTATAAATAGATAATAGGTTTCACGATTAGGGTGTACCATAAGGTACTCGTAGAAGTGGAAATTATCATTTTTAATAAATGTTACTCCACACCCTTTTGTTAGCTGACTTATATCTTTTAATACTTCCATATTTTATTCCTCCAATTCTTTAATTGCCATATTTATACTATCTTTAGCATGCAAGATGTTCTTCTTTGTATTTGATGTATTGAGCCAAAACAAAGCACTTTTAAGCTGACCTTTTATAAATTCTTTATCCATACTATTCCTTGTTAAAATAATATTTCTAATAACCCTAGATGCTTCAATCTCATCTAAACCACCAAAGGATACTTTATAGAAATTTTCACTTAACTCTGAGATAAGAATAACTTTCTTACAAGTTAAAATTCTTATAATCATATAAATTTTCTTCTTCAAACCTTAGCCATCCAACTCTTCAAGTGCATCCTCAATATTGCCCATTGCCTTCCAAAGAAGGTTATGCTGAGTAGCACCACCTTTATTGTACTCGTCAAGCTGACAGTATGCTTGACTTAATAATTCCTTAATCTTACTCATCGCTTATCCTCCTTTTTCCTGTTTCTTTCTATATGCTTTAATTGCGTAATACTTATGTTGCCATATCGTTTATACATACCTTGGAGATATACAATATAGCCAGCTAATGTTATTTTACTTGAATCCATATTCTCTTCTTTTTAATCTTTGCTATCAAGAGCAAGTCCAATTAGAAATAATCCAGAACCTAGAACAATAGTGCCAAGTTCCCAACATACCGAAAATAGTGCATAAAATAAAGCAAAAAATACTAAAAAAGCACCAACTATTTCACATAAATAAGCCAATTTCTTTATATTCATATTCTCTTCTTTTTACCCTCTCCCTTTTGCAGGAGAGGGTGGTTAGTTACTTACTCGCAAATGATAGCGAGTTGACCACATGCCGCACCATTCTCGATTTCAGCCTTTGTTGCAATGGCTACAGCATAATCGTAGCCCATTGCATCCAATTGATTTTTAATTTCTGTCATTGTTGTAAAAATTAAAGGGTTTATACTAAATTTACACCTTCGACAACACCATTGCCAAGGTGATTTTTCTCTGAGATATTGTTAGGATTGATAGGAGACAACTTTACAAAGAAATGCTCCTTATCAAACCACTCTGCCAACTTTTCCGCATCAAAATCGGAAGTATCAACAAGGGTGAGGTTAATTGTTGTTTTCAGATTGCTCTGTGTACGTATCTGACCTAACTCTTGAATAGTCATCTTATTCTTGTAAGGAATCAACCAATTTCGCTTATCATCATCAAATGAATGTAAGCTAATCTGTAATGTGATATTTCTCTTAATGAAAGAGAAATCACTTCCCTTGATGCCAATCGTTGATACGTAATGATGGGTATTAGGGTATTTCTCTGTAATAATACGGATAGCTTCCTTGACCGCTTCAATGTTAAGGAATGGTTCTCCCATACGAGTATAATTAATCTTAAACTCCTTTGCTTTACTTGGGTCAGCACCAGCATTGCTGATAGCAAACTCAACCTGTTCAACAATTTCTTCCGCTGTAAGATTGCGATAACGTTTCATGTTGCCTGTAGCGCAAAATTTGCATCTTACTGGACAACCACTCATCGTAGAGACTCCAATCATCCAACGTTCTGTACGGTCACCAAGCTCGTTATTATCGAGCTTATTCTGATGTCTGCCAATAGCGTCCTTAGTATAATAAGGTAAGAATGTGTCTGTAGTTTCTACCAAAAAACCATCTTCTAGTTGTAAGCAATATACAACTCCATTCTTGAATGTCTTCTTTCTTAGTTCTTTCATATTACTTATATTTAATCCCATAAGGGTGGTTATAATTCAAACTCATCAACAACTTTCGGTAGCTTATCGTATTCCATTTTCTTATGATGTGCTTTGCAAGCCTCAATAGCATCATCTTTAGTCTTAAAATACCTAACACATCTATAAAGATTTGTAGATTCATCTTCTTCGATAAATCTAAATTCAACACCAAATCTGCTTTGTTTACCTACTAATGCACGAAATCCTTTTTCGTCTTTTGTAATTCTATATTTCATATAACTACTATTTATGCCCGAAGGCGTTAAATACACCATCCGCAACTACCTACGCATAGTTTACATTCCAATTCGTTGCAGATGTTATGATATTCTTCTTCTGTTATGCAATACTTATCAAGCACTTCCTTTGTTGGAGGCTTTGAATCAAAGTACATATCACCACAACCATAAGGTTCTCTAATTTCTTCATTATGGTCGAAAATAACTCCAAAATCATCTTGGTCGGCATCCTTTCCATTTATGGTGAATACCTCCAAATGGCAAGGTAATGAATGAAATGGTTTGATAACTAATTCCATACTTACACCTCCATTTCTGAATTAAGTTCAAAACCGAAGAGAAGGTGCTGGAGTTGATGGATATATCTGATTTCTATTTTTCTCCAATTCAAAGGACAAGTAAAAACTGATGCTCCTTTCTGAAAGAAAAGTATTTCTTTGTTCTTAATTGCTCTATACATGATTCCTTTACTCACAATATTACTTAAATCATTAGGGTTTACATCTTCAATTTTCCATCCATTCTTCTCTAGAATCTCAGGAGTGAGTGGAATAGGGCTAATTTCCTCTTTAAGTGAAGCATTCCAAATTCTATTTTCTCCTCCATTTTCTATAACTCTAACATAAATAGAATCATCGGCAATTGGATTACGGAACCATACCTTAGCCTTTTCTCCTCCAAAATATACCAAATCTCCAGGAATATATAACTTATCCATACGCTTTACTTTTTATTATTCATCATATAAGCCATATCGTGTACTTTGTGACACATTTGGCAAACATCTTCAAGACTCCTTGTGTCCCAATTATAGTACATTCTTCCGTGGTCTTCGGTTATTACTACAACCTGTCTGTCACGGATGATTCGCCATATCATTTTCAACTTCTGTTTCATACGCTTTACTCCTTAACTTCTTTAAAAATTACATCCTTACCATCAGAACGCATATCCTTAAAACATAAATAAGGGCATCCTTCTTTGTCAGCAAAAAAACAACCTTCACATGAATCACCTTGCTCGACAACTTCAAGAGTAGTGGTTACTCTTTCTCCAACTTTAAGTTCTTCCATATCAAAACGCAATTCTAAAATCCTTACCTTTCAAAGTAGGTCTCTTTTTAAGGACGAACTTTGTTAAATCTTCAAAGTCTATCGGAAAGAGCGCACAATATTTATACTTTAATGTGCAGATGAATCTTCCGTTGAGCATTATATCAAATACAAATGTTTTCATTAATTGCCTCCTTTCTTATAAATTACAACTGAATCTACAGGAACTTTACCATCGTAAGTAATTCTTAATTCTGTCTTACCTTTATATACATCTAAGGCAGTAGGAGTATTACTTATATATATTACAATAAATAACAACCCAATAAATGCAATAATTAAAACCACATTAGATAGACCACTATTACCTTCCTCTTTTATTTCGATTGCACAAAATACTATTATAGTAGCAACTATAATAAAACCAAAAAATGCTAATGCACTCATAGCTCACCTCCTTCCTTTGGTAGTAAATCATCCAAGTATAACCAGCCTTCAATTTCACATATGTTATGTGGGTTGCGTAATTGGTCTAAGACAAAACCTACATTTAGAATATTGACACCTCCGTTTATCAAGACTAACAATCTTCCTTTACCAAACTTTGGCTCTTCACTAACAGGATACCACAAATCCTTCAAAGCCCGATTATATCCACGTCTAAAACCATACTCGAAGAAGCATCTATCATTATCCGATAATCTATCGTAGTATTCTTTATCGTCAAGTTGTGCAGCTTCTTCTATTCTTCTTTCGTCTATCATACTTATTTCTCCTATTTAGTTTCATACTCCTGTTGTAACTTCTTGACCTCGCTCACGAACTTACTGACATCAATATCACAATCAATTACCTCTTGGTGGTTTTTGATAGCGTCTTCTATCAGATGGGTGCATTCTTCGGTAAAACCACAGATACGATCACCTTCGATGGTGTAGAGATACTTGTGTGTGTTATAGTAAGCACACTGGCAGAGAGATAAGCCCTCTGAGTTGAGGAGGTCCCGTACATCGGGATTGTTGATGCGAAGGACCACCATCTTACCTTTACTAAAATAGTATTTGCGGTATTTGATGCGGTCTGCAACGATGATTGCTATAGCTACCAACCACAGGATAGCTAGCACAATGATAACATCTGTTTGAATTGTATTCATAACTTTCATTTTGTTTAATTGTTTATCTTAAATCTGTCATTCTTCCACGATTTTGGATATTCAATTCCTTATTGACATCGTGGAGGCTGACGGATGGTAATGTATGCGTATCGGGATCTAAACCCTTCGACTTGCAGTAGTTTCGCCATGCCTCTATGCCATGAGGCTTCTTTGCATCCTCTATCGCTTTCAGTCGCTCTTCTTCTTTTCTGCGCTCGTCCTCTACCCTTCCACGTTCAAGCAGAAGTTCTTTTTCGTATGAATCAAGTGCTACCATTAAATCTTGTGGATTGATAGTAGTACAGGATTTTTCTTTGTATTCATGCTTATACTGATACAATTTTCCATACTTGCCTTCCATTATTCGAATAAAGGCATAATCGAGTTCTGTTGTAGTCCAATAATAGTACTTTGCGCATAATCTCGTTGCAAGCATCTGTACCTGAAACTCCGTGACTATATCGAAGACTCCAAGAAAAGTGAAGAGTTCTATCAGCCTGCCCTTTACCCATCCGACGAGTGAGCGCAAGCCACCTTGCTTCTGAACACTGAGCAAGGTGGTTGTACTTTTACATATAGCACTCGTAAAGGAAACTGGTCGGACATAGTTCGGCTTATCCTTGATAATCGGAACCAAGGATTCTTGCAGCCTTTGCTGCGAGATTGACAGCTCGTTGTTGTTCATAATCTTGCTTTTGGATGATTTCGTCATTCCAACACTCACCATTAAGATAAGTGAGTGGGTCTTTTCTGTATACAGGGTCGGGCGTAGATGCTACATAGAGAGGAGTTGCTTTCATGCAAGCTACCTTATCGTTAAGGCTTAACTTCTTCCATTTAGCCTCTGCCTTCTTGCGGCCCCGTTTTTTATTGTAGGCATTCCACCATTCCTCAAAAGGCGGTTCGAAGACCAACATCTGTTTTTGCTCTTCTTCAACCTCTAAGTCTACCGTCTCCACTTCTGCATTATTGTTGAACAACTCAGAAGGCTTGTAATACTTACCCGTAAGCGCCCATCTTGCACCGGCTACAAAAGCATCTTGAAGAGGTCCGATTTCCGAATATTTATTAGCCTCAGAATGAATTTCCTTTAACGTTTTCATAAGCTATATGATTTTGATGATTTATACCCAACCGGCACCCGAGTTCTCGAGTTCTCGCTTGCAATACTGCAAACCAACTTGGTCGTCGGGTTCCGGAATCATGATGCTGCGGACATTTGCGTAATCTATCACATTTCGGATAACGCTGCTAGCCTCTGCTGTATTGAGGGAAGTGAGAGGCTTGTATTTGCGGTTGCCTGTCTTGTCTACCTCATCGGTATAGAAGATGTAGCTGCAAACGTTGCGCTGAATATCACGAAGCGTTTCGTAGAAGGTCTGCCCTAACTTTAGGGCGAGATAGCTAATCATGAAGTGAAGATAACTAGACTGCTTGTCGGTCTGAATGGGGTGGAACTTCTTTAGTTCGATATTATACCCACATTCTTTAGCTTTTTGAACTTCCTTCACGATTCTCAAATAGTCGCGAGGATCATTAGGATTGTATACACTCATATTATTATAATTACATTAGATTGATTACTAAACCCTTGCAAGCATAGTCGGTTGGAACACCGAGGACCTGCTGGAATTTGTTTACGGCAACATCGGGGTTAAGATGGCGTGCAGAACCATGAATGAGGACGATGCGCTTGGCGGTATTGGCTGCCTTGCATTCGTTGAGATACTCGATAGAGTGAGCCAGACTCATGTGGGAAAGACGGATGCGGTCGGCTTGGCTGACTATCGTCTTGCCTTCGTTTACGGCTTTCTCTAGGAGAGAATCATCATAGTTGCATTCTGCCAAGAAGTAGCGGCACCCTTGAACTACATTTTCCATATTGTAGCAATCGGTGAAGAACATCATGGTTCCCATTTCCGGATGATGAATGAGGAAAGAGAAGCAAGGAACATCGTGTTCTACCTTCATCGGGGTGATACTGAAAGCACCTAGATGATAGGTCTGTTCTTTAATCATGCCTTTTACTCCCTTGCATTTCTCGGATAACTCTTCGGTAGAGTAAGCATCGATTCCTGCTCTCAGAAAGTCTTTGGCATTTTTTGCATGATCGCCGTGGGAGTGACTGATAATCACTCCCACGCATTTTGATGTTTTGAGGTTTGCAACTTTCTTTACTTCCTGCAACGGACGACCGGCCTCTATACAGAGCTGCTGACCATCGCTAGCCTCCAGTACGTAGCTATTGCCTTGACTATTGCTATTAACTATTATCAGTTTCATAACTTTCTACTTCAATACGACTCTCACATGACAATGATGGAAGTAACTCATCATTTACAACTTCCCAATCGTCTGCAAATACATCACTAGAAGATGGTACCCAAGAATCAGCTCTGCCATCTGGGTTGATGATTAGCATCTGATTGGTGTAGTCGATGTGAGGATTCTCTCGGCTCATCAATATATTCTTAGCAGACTGAGGTAATGACTGCATCTTAGGAATGATGTCTGCCTCTATGTGGGCAGGAATCTGCTTCACGACGAATAAGCCCTTACCATTCCAACCCTTGCGTCTTACAGCAATACCTGCCTTTAAGCAGTTGATAGCTCCACCAAAGCTCATAACTTCAACTTCGTGATAAGCTTTTTCAAATACGTCTTTTGGAGACCAGCTTTCATAGCCGCCTTCATAGATAACCTTGTAGCCATCTTCGAATGACGATTTCTTTGCATCAGGCTGAGGTTCATCTTTAAGATACACTTTACCATCAATTCGCCACGCTGGTGCGGCGTCAATAACCTTTGTTCCAATATACTTTTTCATAATAAAACTTATTTTTATTTTAACTCAAACTAAACTTTTTAGCCTGTTGCTGCTCATCATGTACTTCTTCGGCATTCACGACTTCACCGGTATCAGCATTGACCGTAATAACGTTCTTTGCCTCGGCAAACTCCTCATCACGCTGAACGATGGCAGAAGGAGCCTCATCGGCATTGATAACCTGCGCTGCATCAACAGAGAGCTCACCCCATGAGGAAAGAAGCTGACGAAGGACGGTCTTTTCAGCCATGTCCTGAAAACCAGCAAACCATCCTAGACCTCCACCTTCTCCGTCTACAGATTGCTTGATTCCCAAGTCTCTCAAATTCTGCCATGTAAACTTTGAATACTTGACTGTTGGGGCGTAGGTCTTGGCAAACTTACATACATCATCAATAGTCATGTACATAATCTTCTCGAAGCCAGACTTCTGCTTAAAATATGCGAAATATCCTACTGGAACATCGGAAATCTTCTCTCCGCTGATGTCGAGTGAACCTGTCACCTTATCGAAACCTTGGAACTCGCCTTTATAGACGGTTCCCTTATTGATGTTCTTATACTTATCGGTGCGAAGAGCAAGATTGATATATCCCTTTGTTCCGATGATAAGGGTTGGTGTAGGAACGAGCTGACCAGTTGCCTTATCTTTGTTCTTGAAGACCACGATGTATGCCTGCCCCAACTGCTTGTTGATAGGCAATCGCAATCCTGCTGCCTTTACAGCCTCGCCCATGAGCGCATTAGGGTCGCACTGCATCAGCTGAGGGTCGGAAGTAAACAACTCCATCAAACTGGTGGTGAAGGCGCCTTTGTTGTCCTTCAATGTGTTCTGCAACAGGCTTTGGTAATAACTATTGTTCATTACCGCCTGAAAATTCTTAACTGCTACTGCCTTCTGAGAAGGCTGTGCTTTTGCTACTGCTGTTTCTGCCATGATTACTTCTCCTCTTCTTTATGATTGATTAATACCTTAGCGATACCAGCCAAGGCTATTGTTCCCAAAGCAAGGTTGATTTCACCACTTTCCGGAAAAAGTTCTTTTGGATCAACCTCTACTCTATCGTGGTTATCTAACCACTCCTTTATCCGGCTCGAATCCGTTCCGTCCTTCATGCCTCCTCCTAACGCTAGAGTACCTTTGATAAGGTCTTTGTCAACCAATATTTCTAATTTTAAAGTTTCTGCCATGATTTTTATTTACTTATATGTTTGATTAATTCTTCTTTTGTTTTAAACACTTCGCTTTCTTTCCTTGTTGGGAAAACTGCGAACTTATACTGAATAGAGCAAGGTGCCTCGCCTATCTGCTGAAAGAATACGCCAACGATGTTTGCACGTCGGATTTTGTACCCGTCGAGCAGATAGACTGCATCACCTATATCGAACTTCGTCTTGATTTGCATGATATGTTTCAATCCTTTATGACCAAAGCGAAATATGCTCAACCTTCAGTTTATCATCATTTGATACTACAAGACGGATTTGCTGACCGCCTGTACAGAGCGGATGGTTAACACTTTCGCATTCGTCGAGCACGACAGGAACCGATACATCATAGAACTGCCCGATAGTGCGCGCGATGTCGATTCCTGCATTCACCTTGGCAGCACCATTGAGGCGGCTGTAAGGCACACCATTGTGATAACATTCGCAATAAGGTTTCTTCTCACCATCGAGTTTTGGAAGGAACAGACTCCATTTTACGAAACGGAAGTGCTGATTGACCTTGTCTTCGAGAGCCTTGCAAGACAACTGATAGAACTCATTAGTGATATTGAGTTTATCATCAATATCATCAAGCTGCTCCTGAAAGATGGCTTTATCCTTCTGTGCTGCTTCGATATGAGCCATTGTATTGTCGTAAGATGCTTTTGAGGCGAGGTGTTCGATGATTTCATCATATCTGTCAGCGAGCGGCTTTCGCTCTTCATCGAGTGCTTGAAGTAACTTATCGTTATCCTCGTTGCTATCGGATGGTTTGTCGAGTTCTACCTGCAACTCGCCAATCTCTTTCACGACCTGCTGATACTCTTCCTTGGAGGCAAGAATCTCCTCGTAGGTACTAGGAACATCTGCATCAACATCTGCCTTATGCTTTTCTGCCTCTGAGAGGACTTGGTGAGCCTTGACAAGCTGGTTTGTGGTGGTCTGACGATCATCATTCAGTTTATCCAACTCTTTGTTGAGTTCGGTGTATGCGCTTTGGAGTTTGGCAAACTCATTGTTGAGTTCCTTCATATCCTCTGCCTTGCGAGAGTTGAACAGGTTCTGAGATTCCTGTTTAAGGAGCTGAACATCACCAATAGGGAGAGCCTGTCCGCAATGAGGGCAGAAACCTTCCTTATCGTTCCATTCCCAAGTGCGCTTGGCAATCTCATCGCTACGCTTGTTTAAGTCGCTAACCTTCTTCTTGCACTCTTCAATCTGAGTGTTTATCTGAACCTCGGTGGTAGGATAGCCACTCATGACAGCTTTGAGGTTATCAACCGTAGACTCTGCCTTATTGAAGGCTGCGTTGGCGTTGAGAACATCGCTTTGGTGCTTGGTCATGTTATCGGTAGACTCCTTATCTGCGCCCTGCTCCATCATTCGCTTGCGCTTCTCGGCAAATTCAATTTTCTTGCGGATTCCGTCAAGGCGAACTCTGTCTGCTCCGCCGCTGCGAATCTGCTGAATCTTGTTGACAATCTCTATCAGTTTTTCTTTCAGTTCAGCCTTTTCTTTCTCCATGGCCTCCCAATCCTGCTTTGGTGGAAGGGTCTTGTCGAGTTCGGCAAGTCTGATAGGGACCGCATCGAGTTCTTTCTGAACTTCTGTACGATTGTGCTTGAGGTGGTGAAGGATGGCATCAATATCTTTCTGTTTGAGGAGTTCAACAAGATAATCATACTTCTCTTCGCCCTTCGTGATGTCTTCGACAGAAATGTCACCTGCCAACGACTGAAGGAATGCGCGCTGATTCTGCCAAGTCATATCAAGGAACAGGTTAGGACAGATGCACCACGCAAATGGGTCTTCTTGGAAGATGTCGTTAACTACTTTGTCGAAATCTCCGGCGGTAGTCAATTCTCCATCAACATAGTACTTGAAGGTATTGGTGCATTTATCACCTTTCCACTTGTCGGTCAGAACTCGCTTGAACGAGATTTCATCACCATCTACCAACATAACCAACTCGGATGAATGCTCTATCTCCTTGATAATATTGTGATTCTCATCGAAGGTTTTGATGTCGAGCTGCATGCCGTTGGTATCAGTACCGAATAATGTGTACATGATGGCATTGCCGATAGTGCTCTTACCTCTTCCATTGTCTCCCGAGATAACAGTAAGGTCTTCTCCGAAATCGAAGACTCCGGCACGGATGCCACAGAAATTTTGCAGTTTAAGTGTTTTGAATAGGATTTTCTTCATTTTTATCTTTGTTTAAAGTTTCTTCTTTTTCTCTCAGTTCCTTATCGTATTCCTCGAATGCTCTTGCTGTAGCGTAGGTGAACTGGTCGCTATTACGCATTGCGTTCAAGATAAGGTTTTTGAGGTCTTCGGGCGATGCGTGCATGAATGCGTATGCCTTCGGAATGTTCCTGTCACCCATGAGGACGATGCAGCGAAAATGCTTTGCCTCATCCCCCATTTTATCAACAATATCAAGTACCTTCTTGATATGATTGAAGAAATTCTGTCTGATATTCTTTTTCATGATTTCGTTTTTTAAAAACCTGCCTATCCTCACGGACGAGCAGGGAAAATAAATTCAAATTTATGAAAAATAACGCTAAAAACTAATTCTTATCTGTTGATCCTAAACCGCTACGAGTGCCGGTTACCTTGCCAAGTTCCAAGTTAGTATCTGGAACGTAAGTGAAGGCGCCTTGACAGATGCGTTGGGAATAAGGAATAACGAACTTGAAACCAAGCAGACGCATGATGCGATGCTTTAACCTCCATCTGCCCGACTTGACGATGGCATGGACTTCTTCGCCATAGCCGCAATCAATCAAACCGAGAATTACATCAAGGTTAGCTCTAACCTTGCCTAGATAGTCGCCATGTAGCAGCCATGAAGGGAAATAAACCTCCAACAACATACCTTTGCCCGACATACCACTACGTGGCTGAATCAGCATCTTCATATTTGAAGGAAGTTGTATCTTGAACCCGAGCGGAACGTAAAAGCGTTTGTTTGGAATTACTTCCGTGTCCTTACTGCAATGAAGGTCGTAAGCGGCATCCGTCTCATACGACTTCGTTGGAAAACACCCTTGTGTTACCAATTCTACATTGATTTTTGTACCTGATTTACTCATATAATCTATTCTTATAAATGTTTCTGTTCTAAAAGTTTGTCTACTTCTTTCTGATAAAAGGCTATCAACTGATTATACTCGAAGAGTGACCAATTCTTGTTTTCAGTTCTTGCCCGAGCCTCTATCAAGTCAACCCTCTGTTCGCCAATCTGCTTGATAAGCGCACGGCGATACATCTGAATATTGCCTTGATTGAAAATATTGCAAGCTACGCATTGTGGCCGGCAGTTATCTTCGCTGAATCGGGTTGACATGTAACGTCTCGACATGTAATGACCGTTCTGAATCTCCTTCCAAGGGAAAACCTTTCCGCAACTGATACATCGGCAATAACCTTTATCATCAGAATATTTCAGTCGAATGTATTTGGAGAAGACCGCATCTAGCTTATCTCTCAGCTTACTTTTGCTAAGTCCGGCTTTCGCCTTCTTCTTCTCTTGTTCCTTCTTGGCTTTATCCCAAGGAGTCTTCTTTATAGGTGTCCTCTTGAGAGGAGTTTTTCTTTTTAAACCCATATTGCTCGTAATTATCATTTGTAGAGTTTGAATACTCGCCCTCGGGCTTTCCGATGTCTGAGGACACATTTTTAATTTTCGAGTTGAGGATATTAATTTTCCTCAGCTTTGACTCGAAGATTCCCAAGGGTGCCCAAGGGTTTCTTTCGAGTTCTCTGTATGTTTCGAGAACCTTTCTCCTGTACTTGTGGAGAGTAGGTTCGGATAAATCTATCATAAGCCATTGATTTTGAAGTTTAAGAAAAACCTACCTATCCTCACGGACGAGCAGGAAGTTTAATTTAAAAGTTTTTCTTTGTACAATGAAGTCGCTGCCGCTGCAGCGAATAATCATACACAACAAACAAATACATAATAGTCCACCTTAAGGATTCGAACCCAACTTCCCGATTTGATAAGAATGTATTAAGGATTTACACAAAACAGTTTCGGGCGTGCTAACCAATTACACCATCGGTGGATAACGGCATCATGCGCTACCATGAATTTAAGAGCCATGCTCACCGCTTTAGCTATCAGTCATAAAGACTGATGCTCGGGGATGCGGACTTATTGAAATAATAATCGCGCATTCCCTTATAATGACTTAACACTATTCGACTTTACACTTTTCCAATATGTCAAAGAACTTATGCCCACAAACGGACAATGGGATTGTTCCAGAAATCGCTATATATAATAAGGTATAAAACGAAAGGTGCTGGTAGAATGCTCGACCACAACATTTCCTTCTGGTTCGTGGCGCATGAATTCAACGCAAACAACTTATATTGCCACTGGGTCTATACCGCTCCACACCTAACGATTTCAAGAAATATTATAATAACAATATCCAAAACTATTTTGGGGATTCGAGGCGAGTTGAACGCCTTTGCTCGGGTTTCCCCGCTCACTCCGAGTGAGCTAGCTCGATTCCCATGTATCACTCCTATGCTCACGCACAAGAGTGAATTGATAGTTTACAAATAAGAAAAAGAACCTTTCTTAAGCAATCGTTTAACTCTATGCTCACGCATATCCAATTTAAAACGCATTTTGTCTTAATAACTAATCTAAAAGTTCAACAGCCAAATATTTCACACATTTACACACTTTATCTGAGTTGTGGCACCCTTACAGGCTCTGCTCCGAATCGGTTCAGGGCACAGGAACGAATATCCTGAGCCTGTCGGCTATTACTCCGGTAAGCTAGAGCATTATGGACTGTACTCTTGCAACAACCAAAAATTTTCATGATTTTAGGAATTTTATCTTTATCAATCAAAATTTTTTCTATTTTTACTACCTTTTTCATATTATTTTTTGTATATTTGCACCACAAATCTGTTTTGAACGAGTTTTATTCTCGTTTACGGATGCAAAGATACATGTTTGTGGGCAAATATCCAAGGATATAGACATTTATTTATAGTTAATTTACGTATTTACACATTTATAAACACTAGCAGTATGGAAGGATTAAGAGATAGAATCAACGAGGTAAAAGACCATTACAGGCTGTCTAACAGAGGGTTTGCTGACGCTATCGGGGCAAAACCTGCTGCTACGAACAACTATTTGAACGGCACAAAGGAGCCTTCAATGGAGTTTATAGACAGAATACTGACTACATACGTAGACATATCAGCAGATTGGCTACTTTGTGGCAGAGGCAGTATGTTTTACGATGTAGACAAGCAGACGGACGAAAAACTGCTGAAAGAGCTGGCAGAAACAAAAGTAAAGTTGCTAGTTCAAGAAGGAGTGGTTAAGGAGTTAAAGCAAATCATCAGCGAGAAGATTGCTGAAAGAGACAAAAGCCTTGTTGGCTGA